CTGACTTGTAGCCGACTCGATCCCGTTGATGTTTACGTTCGAGACCCAGTAATAGTAGGTGAGGTTCGAGCCGACCAAGTCAGCATAGGTGCGGCTATTGACGTTGGCCAGCACCTCAGCATTGGCAAAGACATTCGTGGTCGAACGATAAATGCGGGTGTTGCTGTGGCCGACATACTCTTCATAGTCCCACGTCAGAATGATGTTCTCGAAAGCGCCATCGACCTGCAGGTTTGTCGGCACAGTGGGCGCTGCGACAGGAGCCGTTCCACCACCACCAACATCGATGCCGTTGCGCTCGAAGAAGCCAGCCGTCTTCATCTCTTGGATGGTTACGGCCTTGCCATCGACGTTCTCTATCTTCTGGCGAACCGCCTCGAGAAAGCGTCTTGTCTCCGGATCACCTTTGATCGGTGTCTTCGGAAGGCTCACTGGAACTCCTCCGGCGACTCCGCGATCAAGACTTGGTTCACGTCATTGGATCCAGCGAGCCGGATCTGAAACTCCTTGGCCAGATACCCAGCAGGCAGGCGGAACATGGATCCGCTGGTTACCGACTGCGTGTGTCTCTGTGTGCCGTCAGCGAAAAGCGTGAAGGTGACGGGATAGGCTTCAGCGTCAATGATCCCGCAGGACGGGTTGATTGGCTTCTCGAGGCGGACCTCTTTCGACTGCCACGTATACGGCGTTGCCGTACCAGCATCGAACCTGCGAACGGTACTCACGCCAGAGGTCTCGATCACCAGATACAGTGCGTCGTCGACGGGGTCGTTGTACCCAGCCTTGGCGAAATAGTTGAGCGTGGAGATCAGCGGGAATTCGCCGCGACCGTCGAAGACATAGCCGCCGCTGTTGCCACCGTTCTGCCAGAAGAAGATGTATCGGCCTTCATAGTGGTAGCCGTGGATGCTCGAGGGATTCAAAGCCTGCCACTGGTCCCGCGTGAAGATGCCCTCTGTGATCAGGGACACGCCGTTCTCACCCGCCGCCACAAGACCATCAGGAGATGCGTAGATGGCCACGCTGCCCATATCAGCAATCGACCGGCCAGAGACGCAGGCTTGATTGTTGTCGATCTCCGTCGCCGTCATCGCTGCCGGTGAGGATCCAGTCATGAGAACGGGCTTGCCGGTCGTCATCACCATGAGGCCGATGCTGATGCTGGCCAGACCTACGACACGCGACTTAGTGGTCAGCGAGTAGGCCTTGGGGAATGCGTGAGGCAGGAACGCCTCAGAGAAGAAAACGGATCGGCCAGAGAAACCTGCGAGGATCCCGTTGGGCATGGCGGTAAGGCCAAGCATCGGGCCGTCAGGGTGGTTGCCAGCGTTCTCGTCGGGCGGCGTATCCCAGTTGGTCGAGGGAATGATTTCGCCAAGGTTCTCGTCGAGGATGGCGTCGGTCGTCGAGGTCGCGTTGTATGCGATGTCCTTGACGAACTGGAACTCGCCGTTGACGTTGGTCCGATAAATGCGGCGGACGGCTGGGCGAGAGACGGTGTTGTAGATGTGGGCCGGAACAGCGCCAGTAATGGTCAGGGTGACGACCTCTCCAGACTTCACATCGAGGATCGCCGAAGCAGGCGACGGGCCAGACTCCTCCCCAAGGCCAGACACCCATGTATATACATAGGAGCGCGACAGCGGGAGGATGGTGGTGTCGGCAACCGTCGTGGTGACAGTCGCTACCGGCGAGTCTGTCGGTGATGGAACGCCGAGCTTGCGGGTTACAGACGGCTCGTACGTAGGCGCAACAGAGCCAGTGACCTCAGTACCAATGGCCATGCGCGGGAATTGCTGGCCGGTCCAGTACAGGCGGTCGAAAGGATCTTCTGCAATGGGCGAAGGAACGGCGTGGACGTCAGTGGTCCATACAAGCCAGTAGGAATTGCCCTGTCGGTCACGATGCCGGTAGATCGTGCGGGTCGTGTTGGGTACGACGAAGCTGGCGTTGTTGTGGTCGTTGATCGCGACCGAGGCTCGCCAAGCTGACAGACGGCCAGAATCAAAGCGTGCGTTCTCTGCAATGGTTGCTGCGGTATCCGGCAGCAGGCGCGGAGAAATCTGGGGCAGGATGCCACCAAACGTCTGCAGTTTGATACTAGCCATCTGTCAGCCTATCTATTTACCTCCTCACCTCCATACATGGAGAGGTGTTAATTACTGGGCCTGCAACTGCTGCTGGGCCTGCATGAAAACCTTGCGGATCACAGGGTCTGACACGCGATGCGGCAGCTCAGCCAGAGCTCCTAATACCACATTGACCTCGTTCACGGTCAGTTCGATGGTTACTCCATCATGCTTCTGTTCTTCTACGAACTTATCTAGTTCAGCCATGCAATATATTCCTTATCAGTGACTAAGCTTATTCAACCGGCGTCGACCAAGGGAACTCGCCCTCATTGACTTCGATGACCGGATTCTTCTTGGCATCGATCTGCTTGGCAATCTGCTGCGCGACATGATCCCAGTAATCACCAACAACGACAGCCTCGATCCAGCCAAGAACGTCCGCCTCGGTTAGATCTTCGTACGGAATAAAGTCTTCTGGCGATACGTCGTCCATGCTAAACGGAGTTGCGCCGCTGAAGACGCCTTCGTTGCCATCTTCGTCAATCCCACTGCAGATCCAGTAGGTCTGAAGAACAACGCCTTGAAGACCGCCCACGTCGGCCTTCTTGATCATCTTCAAGGCCCATGTATATGTCGTGCTCACGAGATTACCCTCATTTCCAGAAATTTGTCCCTTTGCGGGGTAAAGCTTAATTGCTCATGATGGAGCAAAAAGCAAGTCGATTGCGTTCTATAGGTTCGGTTCAGTCTGCAATTGCACAGACCAATACCTTGTTATGCCACCTGCTGTTGCGCTAACTGTATAAGTGGTGCTTCGGAAGTTCGTGCTCGAGGAGGACATGACGAACGAAATTGATGTGCTGGAGCCACCACTCGCCACGCTCGCCGTTCCAAACGATCCCGCCCGTGTCCACGTCCAAGTGGCTGACTGATTGCACTCAATCGTGACCGACGCCTGATCCGAAAAGATTTTCAGATCACTCAGGAAAACTGGCGATCCCGCGCTGGCCCCACCATCTGGCGTGAAGGCGACATTGGCCTTCCCGTAGAAGTTCGAAAGGCTGATCGACCCAGATGCAACACCAGCCAGCGTGCGAAGAGCGCTCTCGTTGAGATTACTCTGCGCGGTAGCGGATCGGCCAAGCTCGAGGTTGATCGACTGACCAGAAGTGGATCCGCCAATGCTGATAGGGCCACTGCTGTTTAGTGGCATGTCTGCGCCTTCAGGTGGTCAAGCTCGCTCTTCAGCTCTTTTACAGCTTGGATCAGGAGAGCGATGGTCCCGTTGTAGTCAACGGACTTGAGATCGCCCCTGTCGAAGACTGCTTCTGGCAAGACTTGCTCAATCTCCTGCGCAATGACACCGGCATAGCGACGCTCTTTGTCCTCGAGGTCGGTGCGGGTGTAGGTCACGCCACGAATCGCCGCCAGCTTGTGTAGGGCGCTGTCGACCGTCTCAATGTTCTCCTTGACGCGAGCGTCCGAGTAGGCGGTGACGTTGCCGCCAGCCACGATGGAACCAGCCACGTTGAGCGAGGTGCCTGTGGCGTTGGGGTCCAGATAGTAGGCAGCTTCAGCGGCGTCATAGAAGATGGTGGCATCGATGCGCCCGTCTGACTTCAAGCCAGTCGGAACGTAGATGTTGTACCCAGAGTAAGTGGTCGAAGTGCCAAAGGCAGTGCAGTTGTTTCCGACACTGTGATACTGATACCAACGGCCATTTGCTTCGCGGTAGATACCGCCGTTGCCGCCGTTGTCGTACATGATGCCGTTGACGCCGCTGTACGTGTCGTAGATGCCGCCATAGCTGTTCCTTGACCCGCGCAAGGTAATCTGACCGTAGGATGCTACTGTGTTGGCTTCAATATGCGCGCCATTGTTGTTCGGCCAGTAAAGCCCGTATGAGTTGTTGAACTGGATCCATGAGTTCGGCTGGAAGTACGTGCCGCCAGACAGCGTGAGGCTATAGAGGCTGCTCTCGCCGTTGAGGTTGAGGTAGTACGCGCTGGTGCTGTTGTGACGGAATACACTCCCGTAGATGTCCCCGTTAGACGAGAAGTACTTGTTGTTGATCCAGCGGTCGTCAGACAGGACGCGAGTGTTGCCATCCCATAGTTCGCCGCCCTGTCCGTTGTTGCGGATCGGGAAGCGAGCCATGATCTCGTTGCTGACAGTTGTCGCGTTGTACGAACGAGGGGCAAAGACAGTGCCATTCGAGGCGGTGTAATCGGTCAGGTGAACGACTACGCTGTTCGTCATACCCGCTGGGCCATGCAGGCGGTAGGATGCGCCGCCAGTGCCACCGCCACGCAGCCAGACAATCATGCCGTTCACTGAAAGCGACATGCCGCCAACCATCGTGGTGTAGTTCTCGGCGAACTGGATGACGCGGTAGGATTTGTCGTTGCCGCCCCAGCCCGTATCGCCAGACCACTGCCATGTGAAGGTCAGGCCACCACGATGCTGGCCAGTGCTGATTGGATCCCAAGGAGCATTGTCCGCATATCCGCGAGAGATTGACCAGTTGCCGAAGTGATACCAGACCGCTGAAGGCTGGATCAGTACGGGGTAATAGGTGTTGGCGTCGCCGTTGACGGTGAACTCAATATACGAGTTGCTCTCGAAGGAACGCATGTTGCGCCCACCGAGAGTCAGGTTGTTAAAGATCGAGGTTCCAGTCGGATCAGCTCGGTACGCACTGTCGTTGTTGTCGTAGAAAGCTGGCGCGTAAACTCCAACGGCGGTGTTTACAGCTCCGGAGCTTCCGAAGATGTAGCTGCTGCCGTCCCAGTACAGGTACTTGCTTCCGCCATCTGCAAAGTAATAGACGCCAGTTGTCTCGTTGTCCCTGCGTGCATAGACATCGCCGTTCGTGGCAATGTAACTTCCGCCTGCAAACGACACCTGTCCGCCAAGCACTGAGCCGCCCTGCGGATCTACGTAGTAGGCAGCGTTGTTGCTGTCGCGGAAGATCGTGGCGCGGACCTCAGCCGATGCGGTGACGTTACCGCTTGGATAGCTGATCGTCAGTCGGGGCGTCGTGCCTGCTTCTCGGATCTGGAAATCATCACCGACAGACTGGAGATCGTAATAGTAGTTTGTGGACGAGCCTATCCGTACGATCCTGTTGCCGCCACCGAAGAGGATCAGATTCCCACCCGCCTGTAGATTACCCGCGACGTTTAGGGAGGTCGGTCCATTCGGGTCGAGATAGTACTCACCATTGCCGCTGTCGCGGAAGATGTTGCCGTAGATCGTCCCATCTGAGCCGAAATACTTGTTGCCGTTGATCCAAGCGTCTTCCCGCAGCGAGCGAACAACGGTGACTGTAACTTTCTTGGTGCCGTCCGGCTCCGTCGAGTTTGTGATAGCCGTGACGCGGTTGCGGTTGAGGCTGTCGTTCGACGGACCATTCATCGCGACGACGCGGACTTCGAAAGCGTTCCAGTAAGAGTATCGCGGCCACCAGAACTTGAGGACACCGCCATCCTCGAACATTTTCATCGACGCGACAAAGTCGCCGCCGTAGGAGATCGCGCTCTTGCTGATGATTCCGTTGTTGTAGAGGTAGCCCTGAGCAATCACCTTGAACGGCGGATTGCCGTCGCTGTAGCTCTTGCCAGTTATTTCAATGATGAAGCTGTCGCCATCCTGCGCGGTTGCGGGAATGTCGGTTGTGACGAGCGTGCCGTCAACAAAGTCGCTGCTCGACATGAAGCGCGAAATCCACGAGCTGCGAAACACGCGGCCACCACTGGCTGTGAGTGTTCCGTTTTCGTCGATAGAAAGAACATTGGTGCCAGCGGTCAGATCTCGGATACAGAAGCCGCCATTGGCAACGCCCTCGATTCCGGAGCGGATGCGATAGTTGCGACCGGAGGCTACGTTCGACTGCTGGAAATCGATGTACGGCAGAGAGCCATTAAACGCCAAGGTGATGGGTGAACTGCTCATAGTCAGCGTGCCAGTCATCGTGTCACCAGCACGATTTACTGGGGTGTAGCCGAGAGAGTTCTGCTTGGTGCTAGGATCGAAGTTGCCTGCGTTCCAGATCTTGTAGTAGTTGCTGCTGACCTGCAGAAATGCCGAGTCAACTCCACCTACGCCGAGGATCGTTTCGCCAGAAGCGCCACCTCGGATGAATTTGTTTGTCGCGCCGAAGTTGATCTGGCCCAGATTTGATGTGCCAGCCGGATCGAGGTAAAACGCACCGTCATTGCTGTCGCGAAACAGAGGTGCGCGGAAATCACCAGTCGCCGTAAACTCACCAGCACTGTTGAAGCTGGCTCGGTGACCCATAGTGTTGTCGGCACCAGACTCGCTGCCGAAATACATTATGCCGCCAGACATAACGATAGAGCCGCGTTGCCCAGCCGAGCCGCCAAACGCAAGGCCAATACCGCTCCACGAGGTGGTCGTTTCTGAGATCTGGCCAAGGGCTACACCGTTGGTCCAGTTCGAGACCTCGTGGGTTCCGTTCTTCACCCGCAAGACATTGTTGACGTCGAGGTTGTAGATGGATGACGTGCCATCGAAATCGATGAGGTAGGCGGCGTTGGCGCTGTCGCGAAGGATTGGGGCGCGAAACTCTCCATACGCCTGTACAAAGTTGCCGGTGTTGATGCCTAAAGCAATGGTGCCAGTGCCGGATATGTCCGTAGAGCTACCATTGACCCAAAAAAGCATACCGGCAGAGGCACTTGAATGGTCAACGCCGATGCCGGAATATTTGGTGTTTGCGGAGTTAAACGCCAAAACAGGGTAGGTCGCCTGCAGCGTAGCGCTTCGGTTCCAGCCACCCGTCATGGCGGTTCCGCCGTTGGTGACGAACGGGCCGTTCAGGTTTGTCCCGCCTGACGGGTCTACGTAAAAAGCAGCGTTATCGCTATCGCGAAAGATAGGCGACTTCATCTCAACAAAGGCAGTGGTAACGCCACCATTATCCACTGACAGGCGCGTCAACCCCTGTGTGCCGATGGTTACGCCATAGTAGCCAGCCAGATTGGCGCGCAGGCCGTTGCCGTTGCCGCCAAACTCGTCGATGGACAACCCGTATTGAAGAGCGTCCCTGCCACCAAGCGTGTAGCGCTCTACGTTTGTGGCGGGGTTGTAGCCGACATGAGCTGTAAAAATGCCAGACGCCGTCGTGTTCAGGATCCCGCTGACGGTGCCACCAGTGAGCAGCAGGTAATTCGACGGGGTGAAATTCCCGCTGTGCCAGATCGTGTTGTTGTTGCTCTTCAGAACATTGTTTTCGTCGTAACCGAAGAGGTTGGCGTACTTGTTATAGACATGGAACGTGAGGGCGGAGAACCCGCTCTCATTCATGTTCAAGATTTCAGCAGGCTGATCCCACGGAGTCGCGGCACGAGTGGTCCACGACGTGGCTGAGTTGTATCTCACCAGCCAGTCGCCAGCTTCCAGCGTGCCGCCTACAACTCCACCAGTGAGCGGTAGATACGAAGACAGAGCCGAGGAGTTTGCTTTCGTCCCCAGCTCTGTATTTATGTTCGTGAAGTTGGCATCAACTTCAGTGTTGGTCAGAGGCGAGCCTTTTCCGGCTCGCGTTACAATAGTCGCCATCTTAAACTCGCCTCAGAAAAATTACACAGCGCCGATGGTCACCGTCCAAGTGATCGACATCGTGTCTGCGGCTTCCTTGTTTACAACGCTGAAAACCGTACGGCACAGCATGGTGCCGCCAGTTGATGCGTTGAACAGGCCAGCTTCCGTCACAGCGCCAGTGCCAACACCAGCGCCGAAGCTGGCGACGTAGGAAACTTGGTTGTTGGTGGCGGTGGTCGAGCCCAGAGCGACGCGACCAAGCTCAGTGCCGAGAGCCGTGTTACCTGCAGCAGCCGGTGCCGTGCCTGCGCCAACTGCCATGTGCGACATTGCGGTCGCTGATGCGTCGCGGATGCGGCTTGCAATGTAGTTCAGACCAACAGTGACAACGAGGTTGTCGACGTTTTGTTCTTCTTTGACCTTGCCATCGGGACCGATGATTTTGATATTCAGTCGGCCAGCGGCCTTGATCATTTCGTTCGTGTTCATGTTCAACCTCAGAATGTTCGTGTAGCGCCCACATAGTCCTCCATGAAGTAATCGATACTGCAGTAACCTTGGCTTTTAACAAAGCCAGAGTCAGATGTCACCGCCTGATCTGCACGAGATTTCCCGAAGGACTTTGACGGCAAATCAGTAGCGCGAGCTGCATCGCTATACGCTCTTGTAAAGGTAGTGAAAATAGAAATGATGTCTGACGCCCGTGCGGTGTCTGACGGTGATTTGATAATCTGGAAGTTCTGGTTGTCGCCAGCAGTCGCGCCATTGACCACATCGTTTATGACGGCGGAGTCGAACAGCGCTTTGCCGATCAGCTTGGCGCGAATGTCTGTCGCCTGAGCAGCGTCCGCCCTACCTCGCGAGAATGTCTTTGCGGCCAAGTCCTGCGCGGCCAACGCATTATTGATCGGACGGGTGAGGCTGAAGAACTCGAGGTCAGTCGCTCGAGCGTTGTCCGCAGCAACCTTGCCAATGGTTCGGATCTGGATGTCCGCCACAGTAGCGGCATCTGTCCTGCTCTTCGAGGCAGTCTTGCTGAAGATGTCGTTGGCTGTGCTGGAATCACTGACCCCCCTGCCAAAGGTCTTCGCCGCCACATCTGTAGCGCGGCCATTGTCAGCCAGCGTACGGGCAAAGTTGGTCGTCTTTGTGAGTACGTCGCCTGCGGTAACAGCTTCCGTCCGCGCCTTGGAAACGACACGAGTCCGCGTGTCTCCGGCGGCTGCTGTGTCAAATACCCCTCGCCCAAAGGTCTTGCGTGCGGAATCGGATCCGGTCGCTGCTTCAGCAAACGTCTTGCCGGTGAAGCGAGACAGCGAGTCGGATGCCTTGGGTGCTTCGGTCAGGCCTCGACCAAACGTCTTGGCTGCGCTGTCGGTCGCCGATGCGTTGTCCGACAAACCCTTGCTGAACGAGCGAAGCAGTTGGTCGACCGCCCTCGCCGTCTCAAGGAAGTTGCGGAAGATCAGGAACTCGCCGATCAGCGCAGTGACGCGGGGGCGAATGTAGGAGACGCCAGCCGCCATGCGCCGGTACGATCTCTGCGCAGCCAGAGTCACATACTTCGAAGACGCTGCGAACAGGGCGTAACGGGTCTCTGCCTTGAGCTCGGAGTACTCTGCGTCGGTCGTAAGCTCCGAGTACTCAGCCGAGGTCTCAACCCAGCCTGCAGGCGGGACGTAGACAGACTCAGTGATCGCGGCGCTGTAGAAGGCCTGCGTGTTGTTCAGTCGAGCAGGCAGGATCGAATAGGTGGCCGTGACCTGCGGCGCGTAAAGAGCCTGCGTGTTGTTGAACCGGCTGGGCGCGAGCTGGTAGGTCGCCGACAGCGCAGCAGAGTAGAACTGGCTGGTGTTGTTCAGCCTTGCCGGAGCGACCACATAGCCGACAGTCGGCGGATAGATAGTGCTCTGGTTATTTACGCGGGATGGCGTCAGCGTGACTGTGGGGCCGACCTGAGTAGCCGTCGCAGGATAGAAGGTGTTGCTGTTCTGCAGCCTCGAGGCCGTCAGTGTGACGGTCGTCGAGATCGACGCAGGGTAGAAGACGTTGACGTTGGTCAGCCGCGCAGGCGACAGGTCGTATCTGGCAGAGACTGACGGGTTGTAAAACGAGCTGTTGTTCGTCAGCCGTGACGGCGAGATCTGGTAGCTCGTCGTGACTGCGGCGGAGTAAAAGGTGTTGGCGTTATTCAGCCGCGCAGGAGCGAGAATGAACCCTGTTATCAGCGACGCGCTGTAGAACGTCTGGGCGTTGTTGAACCGGCTGGTCTGGCTGAGCGCCTGTACAGGCCCGATTTGACTGATCGTGGCCGCGTAGAAAGTGTTGGTGTTGTTCAGCCGCGCAGGCGTGATGCTGTACGTCAATGACGTACTTGCAGCGTAGAAGGTGTTGCTGTTGTTGAAACGAGCGGCAGTGAGGGACTGGACTGGACCAGTCTGGGCCACCGACGCCGCATAGAAGGTATTCGCGTTCGTATACAGCGAAGCGCTGAGCGTGGCCGAAGTTGTTACCGCTGGCGCGTAAAAGGCGTTGACGTTGTTGAAGCGTGCAGCGCTAAGCGTGGAGCTCGTGGTCAGCGCCGCCGCGTAGAAGGACTGCGTGTTATTGAGGCGCGCAGGGGCCAGCGAATAAGTCGCCGACAATACCGCCGAGTAGAACGTGTTGCCGTTCGTAAACAGCGGCGCGGTGATCGCGTAGGATGTCGTCAGCGCGGGGCTGTAGAACGTGCTCGTGTTATTAAATCGCGCTGCAGTGAGCGAGTATGTCGCCGACACCGCTGCTGCGTAGAAGGTGTTCGAGTTGTCGTACCGAGCAGCCGTGAGGTTCTGATCCGCTCCACCCTGCGTTATGGTGGCAGCATAGAAGGTATTGGTATTATCAAAGCGATTCGGCGCAAGATTGACCGCGCCGCGAGTGATCGTCGGCCCGTAGAAAGTGTTGGTGTTATTGAACCGCGCATTCTGCGTCAGGGACGCAGTGCCGCCGCTTTGGGTAAGCGTGGCTGCGAAGAAGGTATTAGTGTTATTGAACCGCGTACCTTGGTTCAGTGTGGCATTGGTGCCTTCAACCAGCGCGAGGAATATGCCCGCAGTGTCGCCAGTTTGATTAAGCGTTGGGTTTGAGGTCTGTGCAGTGGCGGTGACAACGCGGAACTCGCCGCGCACCAAGATTGCAGCGGTTGTATTGCTGGAGCGGGTCGCCGTGATTGCCGTGAAGCTAGTTGACGGCGTAATCTGTGTTGTACTGTTCGCCTCTTTACCCAAGGCGCGGAAATAAAGACGGGCAAGCGATGGAAGGCCGGTAAAGGCAACGCTACCGAAGCCGTTTGAGGCATCTACACCATTGGTGATCGCTGCCGCATTTTGTACAATGGGGACGTTTGCGGCCTTGCTGAAGACCCACATCGACGCGGCTTTTTGAACGCGAGCCGAAGCAAATGTAATTGTTGCCGGATCGTCTTGCCGTAATTCACCACCAGTCGGTGTATACAAGAAAGCGGCGGTCGTAACGCCAGCCGCAGCCGCGCCATTACCGTTGGTGAACTCAGCTAGCTTGGTCCAAACGCCGCCGTCAGCATTGGATACCGAGAGAACGTCATTGCTAACGCTGTCGGTTGTGGTGGTGTTGTCACAGGAAACGACCAGAATGGCGAACTGGCCGGTCCCTGAAATATCACGGGTCGCATTAACATTGAGGGTGGTCGAGGAGGTGGCACTTACACCTGTACCCCCCGAGCCAATACTAGCAATCGCCATTGGCTACCCCTTTACAGGGCGAAAATACCCGAAGCGTTCCAAGTCACGGTGATATTGCCGCCGTTGGGCGTCACAGGCAGGCCGGTCACACCAGTGTCGATGAATGCAACGAGACGCCAAGTGGTGTTCGCACCCGCGTTCTGACGGAAGATCACCAGTGCCTCAGCCGAGTTGCCGGTCACACCAGTGAAGGTGATGTCACCACCATCAAACGCAGTAACCGCGCCGGTTACGGTGACGGTCGGAGCGGCAAGACGAACCGGAGTACCAACGACGCCAGTGATCTGCGAAAAGAACTGGTGTGCGTCAGAGTAGGTATAGCCGCCTGCGCCAGTATCAACCAGCGCAGCGTAAACACCATCCTGCGTGGTGTCGTTGTCGAGGTCAGCGTTAGCGTCACCAACCAAGATCGAGCGCTTGTACTGCGGATAAATTGCGTTTGGCATGATTACCTCAGAAAATGAATCGAACGATCACTACAGCATGACCATTGGTCATGCAACCCAAATCAGAATTGCGGACGAACCTGCAGCTTGATCAGTTCGTATACCGTCTGGATCGATCCATTCTGAGACGTGTACTCGATCTCGCCTTCAAATACGCCAGCGGTGTCCAACGTCGTCGCGTCGAACAGAAACACAACCTCACCCGCTTCAGGGCCGACGTTGTTGCCGACTAGCACAGACTTGACCGTCTCTGAGCCGACTTCACGTACGCGCAGGCGTACGGTGCTGCCGGTGAGGTTCACCAGAGCCCACGTCGACTGATCTTCGGGATCCAGCACCTTGCCAACTGCGGCCTGATTGCGGTCGCGGACGGTGATCTTGAGCTGGGGCAGAGTGTCACCCTGCACGAGGTAGAGGGTCTCGGAGTAAGCCATCAGATGAATTCCCTTGGTTTCACGGTCAAGGGTGCGCCGCTGTGGCCAAACTTGGCCTGACGCAGCCCAGCGGTAATGCCACGCTCATAGAGCTGTCGATTGGCACCTGCTGCAGGACCGTCCATCCAAGGCTGTCCAGACATCATCTGCAGGCGGAACAAAGCACCGGCAACCAGCGTCTCACGATGCTCGAGGCCAATGGTGTCTGGGATCGTCGTCGAGCTCTGGGTCGGCTTCAGGGTGTACAGAACCTTGAGCGTTCCCCTACCCTCCGGCTTGGGGCCGATCAGGATGTTGCGGTTGTCGTACTGTGAGTAGTAGCTCGGCGGACCAAAGCCAGTCAGCTCGACCTTCATGAATGCGTCTTCGTAGGTGAGCGCCTCCAACGGACGACCGTCGCGCAGGACCGACTTCACATGGTTGGGCTCAGTCCCCGTCAGCGCATCGAGCTCATAATCAGTGATGCCCCGAGAAACGACCAGCGTCTGGGGCTCAGCTCGATAGAGATCAGTGCGTGCGCAGAAGTCGATGCAAGTGTCCCTGATCGCACGCTCAGCGGTGAATTCAGGGCAAGACGGGACTTCGCTCAGGACGTATACGAAGAGATCGCTGTATTTCACTGACTGGTGCGCCTCGGCTGCTGCGATACCATGCTATCCAGCAGACCGCCATCAGCCTGAGACTTGATGCCCAGAGACGTCGTGAAGGCCTGATAGTAGACGGCAGCGCGGTTGAGATTGGCGAACTCGCTGTCCTTCTGGTAGGCGCGATACATCATGTAGTCCATCAGCGCGTTCGCGTAGATGTCGTCGATGCCGATAACCTGCGTGTCGGTCGTGAAGTTCGAAATCACGATGTCGACTGGCGAGATTGCATACACAATGTCGATCTGCGCCGCAGCAGCAGGCTTCGGAAAGACGTAGAAGTTCTTCGGATCCAGCGCGTCGTAGACGTAGTGCTTCACGCCGTCAGCGGCTGCAGCGGTCTCGTACCACGTCGGGAGCTGGACATCGAGGATCGAGCGGTCGACCTTGGTGATGGCGCGGCCACCAGTGTTCCTCAGCACGTTGATGAGACGAAGGCCGTCTGCAGGCAGCGCCTGCTTTGCAGTGTTCGTGCAAGTGAACGGCGCGTTGACAGCCTTCGCGTCGGGACGGAATAGCACGACCTGCCGCTGTGCGTCGTTCAGGTAGTTGAGCAGCTCGCCCTGCGTCCAACGAACGTACGTAGGGTCTTGGAGCGTAACGCTCACCCGATTGATCAGGTCAACAGCTTTGGTCGTAGGCATTCAGTTTATTCCCACTCAATCACTTCGAGGTCTGGGTTGCCCTTATATAGCGGACTCCAGAACCATTCCACACCCGTCTTTAGGTGACGAACTTTTTTCGGATGACGCTCGGCCTTCTCTTCCTTCACAACCGGCTTGCCCTTGTTTGCAATCAGCGCCTTCACATGCTCGATGAGGTCATCGATGCGGCGACGCTTGTCGAGCTCAACGCCGAAATTGTCTCGGGCGTAGATGTCGAGCTCGTCTTTGCTCATGTTTTCGATAGGTTTTTCCACGGTATCCCTCGTTCTCTGCATAGTAGAAGGCACAAACTAATGCCCTCACCTGTGAAGAGAGGGGCGAGGTTTCCCCCGCCCCCCAACTACCATTAGGCAGTGGTCTTCATCTTGAGGGTCACGAGAGCGTTGGGAACAACGACCTTGTAACCATAGACCTTCAGACCGCGCACGCCGTCGCCGAAGGTCGACTCGAGGCGAACCGTTTCGGTCTTCACGAACTGCGAAGCGAAGCAGGTTGCCTTCGGGTGACCAGCAAGGCAGAACGTCTTGCCAGCGTCACCGCCCGTACCAATCGACAGGAGGTTCGACTGGTAGATCGTGAAGCGATCAACCTGACCAACCTTGCCGTTACGGAGCGGCGAAGTGCCGTCGCCGGTCAGGTAAGCCTGACGCAGTTCCGACTTCTTCAGCATCTCGATGTACAGCGGCGAGAGAACCATGAAGCGATCCGAATCCGGAATGTTCAGTTCGTCCAGCTTGCGGCCAGCTTCGAGGATGTGGTCGAGAAGGTTCGTTGCCGAAACCGACGCCTTGTCCAGAATGGTCGTGGCAGCGGTCGGAATGTTGCCGAGAACGTCGGTCTCGACGGCAATCCGCATCTGCTCAGCAGCGTCCTTCGACGCTTCGTTCTGGAAGTTGATGTCGGCCTGAACCTTCAGGATGTCGTCGACCTTGAAGGCATACGACTTCGCTTTGTCGATGTTCAGTTCGACGTTCTGGGTGGTCACATCAGCGTACGAAACGGAACCGTCGTAGTTACCAACGGTGATGTTCGGCACGGTGCGGATGATGACCTTGTTGCCCTGACCAGAGATCTCACCTTCATATTCGGTGTTCGAGATCTGGGGAAGGACGGACGATGCGTAGAACTTCGCTTGAAGCTTCTTCGAGAAAATCTCAGGAATGAAGTTCGCAGCGGAGTTAGCACCAGCGGTAGGAAAAGCAGGCATGTTATTAAACCTCTACAACAGGATTGGACTAGCGGACTCGCCCTTCCAGATACGCTTTGTCGATCTCATCCTGACGCCGCTCGAATTCATCGAGTGACATACGGGTGATCTCGTCTCGCGACCAGATGCGCTTGCCCGAGCTTGGGTCCGGTCGTCGGGCCTTGGGGAGCGAGGGTTCTGCAACCCTGCGCGCCTTCTCAACCTTTGAGACCGGCTGTTGCGGCTGTGCATCAAAGATCTCTTTGTATCACAGCCGCAACAGC